AATAAAATAACCAAAGACCACCCGGTCTTTCAAGAAGTAATCTAAAAGCGCCGAATGGCGTTGTCTAAAAGTTAAATGTAAAATTAAAATTCAAAAAGGCCCCCTTTACCTTGTGGGTGGGGTGACCTGTGGACCATGAATCAATAAGTCATTGTCATGGTGAAATTGGGCTGAGCGCAACGCACTCAGCTAATGCAAGACGGAGACGCGGGAGCTCGCAGAGCTCGCCGTCGAGCGCATCGATCCGTTGTCGGAGCGCGATATGACGTCGGCTTCCGGTTCGTGGTCTATCTGTGGTTGGGCACGACTGATGGACGTGTTATAAGCCTCAGTGGTCCTATTCGTGTTGCGGGCCTCGACCGGCCTGCCCCATTCCACGCGTGGTGCATCGCGAGCCTCCTTCTCGGAGGCAGTGGTTGATGCGGTACTAACCGTGCGCGGTCGTTGGTGGGCAAACTTCTCGTCGGATAAGCTGTCGTCCGGCGAGGTCCCGGTTGTGCGTTGTTGGTAGTGCACAATTTTCTCTCTGTTCATGTCGTAGGCCGGCGGTTCATTGGGGACCTGCTCTATCCCTCTCGGCGCCGGATTGACTCTGGGAGCGTGGTGCTCGACTTGGGTCGAAGCATTGGCGCTCATGGCGGTCGACTTATTTTGCGTGTATCGACCATTGGCTTGTTGGTTGATCATCGCAGTTGCCTGGTCGTGTTGCAGCTGCATCTTCTCCAGAGCATTCTGCTGTTCCCGCGTTAGCTTGTTGTTCTGCAAAGCGGTGGCGTACTCATTCGACACTTTGGCACGCTCCAGCCAGAACTTCTGGTCTCGTTTGGAGATGAACCAATCTCCCATGAACGATGATGCACCCCCGATGGCAGAGGCCGCGGCGCCGGCAACGACAGCCCCCACACCGGAGTGAGGGACGGCTGTCGCAAACTCGACCCCAGGATAATCCTCTTCTGGCACGGTGGATCTGCCGGCAATGAGGCACTCGGTCTGGAGGCTCCAAGCGGCATAAATGTTCGCTTCCTCTTCGGAGTATCCATACATCATCAGTTTGTCGACGATGTGGGCGTAAGCCGCATGCAAATGCAAGTCGGCCACTCGCGCCCTCAGCTTGCGCCATTCTTCCGCACCCATTCCACGGGGTTTGTCTCCGCGAAACGTGACCCCGTGCGCCAGACCAGCTCTCGTCGCGGTTGTCACATACGTGGCACCAGGGACGGTCGTGATCGGGATGATGGCCGCGGGATTTGCGGCTTGCACGCTAGTGCACACGAATCCATCGATGTCAACGATAGAGGCCGTCTGAGGCGTCCAGTTGACGTACAAGTACCCAGCCCAGCTCAAGAGGTTGATGTACTGATTGCCGAGTTGTTTGTCGACAAACTTCGCCACCTGGTTGGACAGTTGCGTTCGCAAGGCCATGTTTGGCGCGTTGAGTGGTGGCAACGACAATGCCCCGGTGATGGGGGTTACCGTGTCACTGAAGAACACGCTCTTCACGTTCGGAAATCCGGTCGTGTACTGCTGGGCAAAGTTGGTCGTGTAGGTTGTCGGGCTAGCAAAGAAGGTTCGCCACCCAGCCTGCGCAGCGGACGTTGAAATGGAATTGGCCTCGTTGATGGCCCCATCAATGGTAACTCCGTATGTGGCTGATATGTAGTATTGGATGACGAATGACGCCTGTCCATTAGAAATGAAATCTACGCGTTTCAAAAGGAGATCCGCGGACTTCAGCTGGCCACCAACAGTCAGGCTCCATGTCCCGACCTTGGCGCCGGTCTTGTTGATGTAAGTGGATGTGTTCCAGTTGGGGTCGGTGAGGCCGCGATTGGCGAAGATCTTGGCGTCGCTGATCGCTGAAGAGCCGAGCCCGAACGGAATGTCCTCCGGAGACCCATAAACACGGTTGAAGTGTTGGATCATCAAGTTGGGATATCCGGCATTGCCTATGGTGACCGCGCTGGGGTGGAAATTGCCGCTCCCCGTTGCAGTGAAGTTAGAGTCCTGGTTGATTAATGCTCCACGAATGGGAGTGACGATCCCGGGCGGGGTCCAGTCATTCGGTGAAGCGACAGCGCCACTCTGCAGGGGCCAGTTGTTGTTGCCCGGCCCTGACATCATTCGCAGGCCGCCAGTCTGACAAATCTCGCGAAGCGTCTTACCGATTACGCCACCAGCGATGCCCGCGCGACGCGCACGTCCCATACGGAACAGCGCCCCGAACCGGGCTCGCATGACGTACGTGATCTTGATGGTGTTGGTCGTTCCCGGGTTCACTCCGTTGTTGAGCGGCTGGTCGATGTACATGACGATGCTGGGCGTGTCAATCCCACCGGCGCCCTCGAAAAACTCATCCATGGACCTGACTCGTGGCGCCAGCTTGGAGTCTTCTAGAGCGAGCGTGATGATATTGCTGCCGCCGAGTCGGTGGACGATTCTCGGGTAGTGACAGACAGATGGTATGTCCAGCGTGCCGGTGCGAGGGGTGTATGGGAGCCACACAAAGCCAACTGAGCCGCCATTGGTTGCAGGCCCGTGCATCTCGACTTGATACTCGGGGCTGCCACCAGCCAAGGAGTTGAGAGCCGCGTTGTCCCTCATCCAACCACTCCACTTAGAGGTGTCCAGGTAAGAGATGACTTCCAGAATGGTACCACGGGTGGCCTGATCCGTGATTTCTCGGACGTCGTTGGCAACGTCGGTGAAAACGTTTTGAGCCGCTTCCATGGATGTGAGCTGCGAGCCAGCCATGGCCATCATTTCAACCGGTTGGCCGCTCGTTGGCATCATGAATCCCGTCGCCAAGACTGGGCCCTCATTGGGGGCTACCTCACCAGGAGGCATGCCCTCCGACATGGGCGCCACGAGGTCAGTGCCCATGGAGGGAGTAATGGTCGCTGAAGAGTGGGGCTGGGCGGTCGGCCACTCCCCCTTCGCGATAGACTTGAGCAAGGGGTCCGTCTCGATGGTTTGGGTCGCCGGGGGGCCGTCTGAGCTCAGCGTGTAAAGCAGATTGTGGTGTTCGGCGTAGCGACGGACATCATCCTCCACCAGATCCGGGCTGACTGCGTCATAGCGGCGCAGCATGAGCGCGTGCCAATCCCAGACCGGGTCGCGACGCGGAATCCCAAAGCCGTCCAGGAGCCCATGGCGGGCAGCGTAACGCTTCCAAGGAGGCGTAAGGTGTTCAGGGCTGCGAAGCAACATGTCCTTGCACCGCTGGTCGTTTTGCGGCGATTGGTCGACGTCAGCCGCCATGGCAGCCTCGAGGATGTCATTCAAAGCGAACTCAGGGTCGTATACGTCACCGGTCAAATAGGCCTGCACGGCGAAGTCGAACCGCTTAATGCGGTTAAAGCGAGTGGCCGCAACTAGGCTGGCGGCGTGATTGCCGAACCGCACGTCACCCAAGAGGACCTCGAGCCCGCGGGACACGTCAATGGCGCGCGGTCGCGTCATCAGCATGTCGCTCGTTGACTCTGGCACCCCGTCGTATGGGCGCCCGTCGCGGAGGGCCCTGCGACAGGGCATCCTCTCCTGCGTGACGTAAGGGCGCCAGGCTGGATCAACTCTGTCGTCGCCAATCGCTGCCCCGACCAGGGCATACGGTGATAAATCCGCGTCCCAAGAAATGGGACCGCCGTAATGTGCCGAGGCCCACTCCATGAGCGCGGTGAGTGTGGCCAACATGTCTGTGGACTCTCCGATCAGCTTGACGCGAGGCTCCTTGTGATGGGTGGTCAGGTCGGAGAAAGCACCAAGGACTGCGTCCTGGCACTCCCTCGTCAGGCTGGTCACCATTTTGAACACGTTGTCGGGGACTCCGTGGAAGAGCCCCTTGCACATGCACATCGGGTACCGCTGGAGCCAAAGCGCTCGGACGGCACCGCCTTCGTCGGCAATGTCCAAGTACTGAGCCAGCAAAGTGCTCCTCTTGTCGATTTGGGTGGTAGTCATAGTGGGTTTGAAAGAACAATGAACCGCAATTGGTGTGGAAACAAATTCCTCCGTAGGTTGGGCCCCTAAGTCCACGGCAGTCTCGTCTCGTATCATCATAGATTCGAGACTACCGGATTCGCATCCGGCAACCTTCCTCTTTAGGTAGGCCGCGCCGCATGCATGCGTGTATAAACGCACATTCAATCGCCGCGGAGCGGCGACCGTTCGGACGGCGTTCTGGACCTCGGTGAAGAAAGCTGCACCCCACTGCACGCTTTCCTCCAATGCCACGCGAAAATTGGCCGCAATTACGTCCGGGTCGTCGCTAGACGTCCAGTGCAACCAATTGGCGATTGTGCTCTGCTTGATCGCCATGTGTGTAATTTTCCCATCGGGTATGAAGTACCGGGAGCAAAACGACGCCTCCGAATATGGGGTCATGGTTGGCGGGCCGTCTTTTTTGTCGTTAGTTGGTTCATAGCCAGCGCGCTGATAAATGTCGACGATGCCGTCAGCCCCAAGCAACCAGTAAGCGTGTCTCTTGACGGCGATGATCATGTCGTCGCCGTACAGGAACACTCTGGCGCTGGTGCCGAAGATGTCTTGAACGGGCAGGCGTCCCATTAGGCGCTCATATCGCTCAGCAGTACCGGCCCTCAGCATGAGGCAGTGTCCGTCGGTGTTGATGTGAGCCGTGAAATTGATGCCGGTGGGCATACGCCCGGCGATCCAATAGACAGCATCACCGAGCACTGAAATACAGCGGATGAAGTACTGCACGGCAGCGTCGATTTCGTTCGGCAGATGCTCTTTGTCCTCATAGTTGGGCGACCTCAACGCGCACTCACCGGCCGCCCGCACCGCGAACTCCATGGGGTCGCTGTGCGTGTGACGGTCCCATTTCGGCACATCAGCTGCGCACACTTCATCGGCATTGTATTCCTTCAAGTGCTGCATCATCCAGGTGCCCTCGGTCTTAAAGTCCGCGCCGATGACCATGTGCTGGCCGGCGCGATCAAATTGGCGCCTCTCCATCACGTCGCCAATCAGCATGGCAATCCACAGGTTGAATGCAAAGTCCATGGTCTCGCACGTGCGCACCCTGCCGTCATCGGCCTTCTGGTGCGTCACCAACTCCCGTTTCTGAAAGGTCTTGGCGAGGCACGCTAATGTCCGTCCCTCGCGCGCCAAATCGCCAATGAGGCGCAATCGCTCCATTAGGACCGCACCAGGTTTGCGCGCAGTGTCGACAACTAGGGGGCGGTCGACCTCCCAACCGTCAGCGGTCTGATGGCCGCGGAAGAAGAGCTTTTTGTCATGCATCGCGAAGTAATGCTCGTAAAAGATGCCAGGGGACGTGTCAACGTCAATCGAACCGCGCACGGAGTAATAAGGGTCTGATGGGTTGGTCCCATTGAGCACCTCGTGTAGCGTCTTGCGTCGCGCGTTGAACGCTGATGGAGGGAGCGACAAGAGAAACTCTGGCAAAACATGCTCGTAGTATCGGCGGCCCACACTGCGTTTCTTGGCAAATTGTCCGCTCGCGTTGGAGTAGAGCAGATTCAAGTCTCCTTTC